GCGTTACTTCCTCGCCGGTCATCTGCTCCAGTGTCGCCGCGTCGAAATTCTTGCAGATCACCTCGGCCTTGAGACGAAGCATGTCGCGCACGAAGTTGCTGGCAATACCCTTCATGTCTTCCAGCCTGCTGACGCCCATCGATCCCTTGATGCGCTGTGCGGTCGCCGTCTCGGTCGCCTTGGTTGCACCTCTCATTATGTCGGAGATGCCCATTACTTCGTAGATTGCATTCTTTATTTCATCCTGTGCAATGTATAGTTGCTGCAAGGCAGCGATCCAGTCGGCGATCGGCAGCAGCCAGATGTGGTTCTGGAGGCCGCCGTTGAGCATGTCGACGCCCACCACGGGCAGCATCTTGCCGTCGTCGGCGGTCAGGATGTCGGCGATCTCGCGGCTGGCGCTGTTATAGGCGCCGCGCACCTTCAGCTTCGACTGGATCCGGCTGATGCGGTCGCTGATCGTGTCGAGGTCGGTCGCCAGCTTGGTGTACAGGTCGTAGTAGGCCTTCGGAATGCGGCTGTCGCTGGTCGTCACCGCCAGCATCGGAACCGGGATCGGATAAAAGCCGTCGAGCTGCATGGCGTCGTCATCCACCCTGAGCACGAGGCCTGCACCATCCCTGATGAGCCAGATGATCTTGCGGGTCAGTCGGTCCCAGATCTCCCACACCATCGCCTTGCGGCGGTGGTTGCCGAGCTTGCCGGCGGTCTTCGGCGCCGAGCCGCCGCCCACCACGTGCTTGGCCGCGCTCTCGTCGGTCCACACCAAGAGATCGATGAGCTTGCCCGACTGGTCGAGCGCGTCGAACTTGGGGTTGCCCTGAAACTCGGTGCGCAGCGCCTGCTCGGTGAACAGGTGGCGGAAGGCGATCCAGTCCATCTCGCGCGCCTGCCGCACGGGATCGACCAGCAGATCCTCCCAGAACACGTACTCGTCATCGACCTCTTCCCAGACCTTGCGCTCGGTGGTCGGCGCGATCGGCGCGGCGCCGTCGAGGCCGGGCAGCGGGCCAGCCGGCAGCTGCACCTTCTGCATCTGCGGCTTCCACCTGACGCGGCAGACGCCGCGCCCCGGCAGCAGGACATCCTTGATCGCCGTCTTGATCGCCTCGTGGGAGTGCTCGTCGTCAACGACGATCTCCAGCGCCTTTTCGATCACAGCCGCCGCAGTCTCGATGTCCTTCTGCTCGGGGCCGGCCGGTGGCTGGAGTGATTGCAGCCCTCCCGGCATGCCGACGGGAGCGGGAGGCGGCTCCTCCATCGGCGGTCCTATCATGCCAGCAACCGCACCCGGCCCCATCGCTGGCATGCCTGTCTCGGGCAACGACGATGGGACCGGGCTAACGCCACCCTCGGGCGGCGCCTCTGGAAGCGGCAGGGCCGGCGGGGGTACGCTCGGCGCGAGGGGTGGTTGCGCCAAATCCCCCGCCGGGGGTTGCATCGGCGGCGCAAGTGGAGTGGGACCGCCGCCACCGGCTTCAGGCATTGGGCTTGGGACGCCTGTGGGTGGCATGCCCATACCGGCTGGCCCCATCATAGGCGCCTGCGGCATCATTGGCACGGGCTTGGCGCTAGCAAATCGGCTTCGCACAACAGGGGTAGGCGGCTTCTGGTAGACGGCGCCCAGCAGCACTTCCGTGTTGGCGTAGAGGATGTTGAAGGTGGTGTCCTGCGTCTTCACGCGGCCTTTGCCCGCCGCCGTGTCGTTGCGGTAGATCTCGACCACCTGTCGGCCGCGCTTGCGCCAGTCGGCCTCGGCGCGCTCGGCGTCGTCCATGCACTGGCGCCAGTAGCCGAGGTCGATGTCCTCGCCGTAGTCGATCTGCGCTGGCGTGTCGCTGGCGCTGTTCTGGCCGATCGGGATCATGTCGGGCTTGCCCGCCTCGGGGCTGACGCCCGGTGCTATTGGCGTCAGGTCATCGAACGGGCGGGACAGGACTGCCATCGTGCCATGATCCCCTAATGCTCAAGGCGGAAGGCGTTGCGCACCAGCAGCGGGTTGCGGTCCTCGGCTTGTACAATGTTTGCGACGTAGGGTCGAGACATGCAGGCATAGCGCAGCTCGTCCACCGCGTGGTCCTCGCCGTCGGTGTCGAGATCCTCGGCATTGTGCTCGTCGTGCTGCATGACGGGCAGCGTCCTGATCAGGTGCATGTTGGTCGAGAACAGGTAGAGCATCGCGCGCCCGTCCTCGTCGCCCACCAGCCGCTGCCTCACTTGGTTCCAGCCCGACATCTTCTTGTCGATGGCGACGCGCGTGTTGTCGGCCCGCTTGAAGATGGCGCCGTGGCGCTGCAACACCTCGCCGATCGACGGCCCGCTGACCACGTTGAAGGCGCTCGGGTCCATGACGCCGTAGTTGATCTCCTCGCGCTGGCCGCTTGGCGATGTTTCACGTGAAACAATGCCTCGCGCCACGGCCTCGGCCGGCAGCTTCAGCCCGACGTTGGGCTCGCCCTCCTTCATGCCGTACCACTCGCGGTAGCGCACGATGGCGCCGCGCGGCAGCACGCGGCCGTCGTCAAGGTCGTGGTCGTCCTGCACGACGGCATACCAGCCGATCGAGAACGGCTTGGCCGAGCCCCAGTCGCCCGCCCGGAAGCGCGTCCACCAGCGCGGGATCTGGAAGGGCGGGATGACGTGGCGCTGGTGCGTGAACTCGGGGAAGAAGGCGCCCTCGATCACGTTCCAGTCGCCCTCCAGCCATGCCCGCACCAGCTGCTCGGAGCCCACGGCCTTCAGCCGATCGATGTACTGGGGGTCGGCGGCGAGCAGCGCTGGGTTGTCCGTTACTAGCGACGGGATGAAGACGCGGCTCAATTTGGTCTTCGGATCATGGAAGGTGCGGTAGGCGCCGTTGTCGATCGCCCACGCCTTCACCCACAGGTGGCCGGGGCCGCCGGGGTTGCAGGTGCAGCGCATCTGCGCCTTGATGCCCTTAGCCGAGCGCAGCGTCGCCAGCAGCTTCATCACGGGCGTCGAGGTGGCGAACTGGGTCAGCTCCTCGATGTAGAGCCGGGTCAGCGACCAGCCCTGATAGTGCTCGGCGTCGGCGTCGTTTTCGAGGTAGGCGCAATAGAGGCGAGCGCCGTTGCGGAAGCGGAAGTAGCTGCCCTTGTCGATCCAGTGCGCGGCCTGCCCGTACATGGTGGTGGCCGTGGCGATCGTGTCCTTCAGATCCTCGCGCGTCTTGCGCAGCATCAGCCCGTGGGCGTGCTCACCGTGCATCTCGGCATGGATCCAGAACTCGCCCAGCGCCGAGTAGGTCTTGCCGCCGCCACGGGCGCCGCCGAACACCACAATATCGGCAGGGCACTGGATGTAGGCGGTCTGCGGCCCCGGCTGGGGCACGAAGCGAACGTCAACGCGGAGCGCCGTTGCCGTGACCATTCGGCTTGTGCTCGATCTCCTTGGGCGACCACTGCTCGGCCCACTGCTCGGGCGTCAGTAGCACATCGGTGCCCGGCCTGAGAGCAGGCTTGGGGATCAGGAACACGTCGTGCTCGGTCTTCTCCACGATGAGGCCGAGCATCTTGCCCATCGCGGTGACAGCGGCGACGTAGGCGCCAGCGTTCTCGGTGGCGCGGGCCAGCGTCATCGCCTCGTAGTAGTGGTCGACCAGCCGATCGATCGTCACGTTGTGGCGGTGCTTGGCCTCCGCACGCAGCTTGCCGATCTCCTCCTTGATCTCGGGGATGCCGAGCAGGCGGTGCGCGCTGGCGGTGGTCTTGAAGCCCGAGGTGAGCACAGCCTCACCCTTGGGCATGCCCTCCACGATCAGCTGGCAGAAGCGGCGGTGGCTGTGGCCCAGCTGGAACGGGCGCGGCCTGTTGGTCGAGTACTTAGCTGGCTTGGGGCGGCGGGCTGGCACGTTTCTGCCTCTCCCGTTCGAGCCACGCTGCCATCTGGCCCTCCATGTGCTCGACCAGATCCAGCCACTGGGCGGGATCGAGGCTGGCCGTGGCGATGATCTTGTCCTCGGCGTCGAGCAGATCGATGTGGACCTGAGCGCAGCCGGGGCACATGACGGCGCCCACCCACACGCTCTGGAGCACGTCGGGGTCGTCACGGTTGTTGATCGGCGCGTCGCGCTTCGTCTTGGTCACTCGGGATCCTCCGGTCTGCCGGGCGCCCACAGGCGCCCTACCACCACACCCACAGCCCCAGCACCAGCACCAAAAGGCAGATCCCACCCCAGATCCACACGGCCAGATGAGCCCTCGGCTTCTCGTCGTCGCTGTTCGGGCGAGCGTCCATCAATGTTTTCGTGCACGGTAGG